TTAGAGCGACCCGTGAGCAACATCGTGCCAGCACGGATTCCAATGCCGACATGGTCCGTGCTGGCACGATGTTGCTCACGGGTCGCTCTAAGGCGGACTTGAGTGACGTGCGGATCACGATGCGCGACTACACCGACGGGTACAACACTGGCAAAGAGTTGTACGTGGAGGGTGTGTTGCGTGGCGGTGCAGGCGATCGGCGCGCCACCAACAACAAGCGTCGGGACCAGCGTGGCAAGCCTGACGCCGCGCCGCGCGGCAACCCTGAGGCGTCGGCAGTGACGGCCATGGTGGCGGCCGTGGCGGCAGCGCCGACTCAGGAGGAGATCGATGCTGCGCGTTACGAGAAGGACAAGCTGACCGCCTGGCAGAAAGAGGTCACCGGCACGCTTGCCCTGATCGCCCGCACGCGAGCCGTGAACCATGACGTCATGCACGATTACGAGCAGGCAGTTCTTGCGATCGGCGGTGTGGTGACTGCTGCCAAACGCTGTGAGTACGCGACGGTCCGACGTGCGCTGACCGGGCGCATTCACATTGTCGACAAGATCATCAAGTGTCTGGAGGCCTCTAAGGCGCCGAACGACATGAACGCGCAGACGGTGCGCGTGATGATCACCGGCAGCTCGTCTGATGATGACGGCTTCACGCTCGACACGGTGAACGTGTATGTCGATAGCTTGTACGACAACATCGCCGATCGCTTGGAGGACGCTGAGCAGGAGGCTGCGATCATCAGCAATGCGACGCGTGAGGTTGTCGATGGTGGCCAGCTCGGGTTTGTCGACTATTGCGCTGTGTTTGGAGCCGGTCACACCAAGGATGTCGTGCCGCTGCAGTCACTCCCCGACACCTACCAGGCTGAGTTGGGTGCACGCAACGTGTGTAACGATGAGTCGCCGACGCCAGGAGCGTACGGTGCAACGCGCGAGGACACAAGCACGCCACACGTCCTCGCCTCCAGCTCCACGTGCGTGGCGGGCGCGGTGACTGCGACAAACGGCGCGACGGTGCTCGTGGGTAAGGTGGCGGGGGCGTCGGCAATGGCCGCGATGCACGCGACACTGCCAGTCGTGCTGATCGGTGGTGTCGGGTATGTGGCATACCAAACGGCACGTCGCCGCAACAAGCCACTGTTCGACAAGACGAGCACGCATCGCATGGTGTACATGACTTGGAAGACGTTGCCACTGTCCAAGGATGTGCATGACAAGCGGCCGGCCCCGATGCAGACGTCGAGGATCACCGATCTCGGGCAACAGGTGGAGTGCATCATCACCGAGAAGACGATCCCGGCTGAGAACATGCTCACGGATCCCGGTACGTGGTCGCGGCAGCTCTCGTCAATCTGGCGCGGCACCAGCGCCGTCGCAACGACGCGCCAGCTGTGCACCACCCGGATGACGCTCGCTGAGTTCAACGCCCTGCGCACGTCAGTGACAGGCGCGGAGAACGACCGCCAGGTGACGGCGCGCATCAGCGCTCAGACGCGACCATGGTGCAACGCGAGCCCCGACATCAGCAACCCCGCTGCGGTCGACATGGTGCGTGAGGTGCTGTGCGGCCACGCACGCAGCATGATGGCGCCGGGGAAAGCGTCGCCGGGCGTGGTTGCCTCCACCACACTGTAACGGGGTTCAGCGAGGGGGAGTACGATGTGCCCTACAACACGCCGACCGCCGAGTGTTCCATGCGAGTACGCAGGGGACACAGGATGCGGCGTGAGAGCAAACGAGACGAGATCACAGCGGTGACTTGTCTCCCCGTACTTTCAACATCAGGCATGGCGGAGCTCATTCCCTACATGTGGAACCAGACGCAGGCAGCGAGTCAAGCTGCCGCGTTTGGCCACAGGTTGGCATGTGAGATGCCTGACATAGACTCGACCCGGGCGTCCGACTTGGAAAAGTTCGCACGCCGAATTACTGCTACTATCCCCAAACTTTCTACCGAGCTTCTCACTTCACTGTGGATGGATACTCGCAAATACACGAAGAAAGTCAAAATTGATTTCATGGAGCATCGGCTTGACCATTTCAGCGCGGCAACCTACCGCGACCTGGTGGCAAACACATCATTCATTAAACGCGAGATGATGTGCAAAGCTAAGCATGCACGTGGAATCAACTCATACAGCGACGCGTCCAAGGCGATCTTGGGCCCGTGGATCAAGTCGGTGGAGCGCACGGTGTTTGCGCATTTCCCCGTCTTCTCCAAGGGCACGGACCCGAAGGACCTGCCGGAGTTACTGCGGACTCGACTGGGCGACGGGCCAGTCATGGAGACGGACTTCACGTCGATGGAGGGACACCATCGCGAGGTGCTCATGCGCGTATCGCGCGACATGATGCTCCACGTGCTGGACGGAG